CGTTCATCAAATCGGAGTTGAGGTGCCGCAGCAGTTGTCCGGTAATGTCCGGCATCCCACTGAGCAGACGTGAGCGTTCCGCACGAGATACATGGTAAGTCGCGGTCTCTTTCTCTGATGAAGGCGTTTACGGCTTGTTGGGCTTGTTTAATCCAGTAACTGCGGGGCTTTAAGGCGAGTTTTCGAATCTTCAGTTTATCTTTCTGTTTCTGCTCCTCTCGTCGTCGTTTCTTCTCTGCTGCTTTTTCCGCTTTTTCGCGTTCTTTACTTCGTCGTTCGAGTGCTAATTGAGTTCCGTGTTCCGGGCAGCACCACCACTGATTTGAGAATGCCGGGTGAAACCATTCCTTACAGATTTTGCATTTCCTTCGCGCTGGTTTAGCCATTAAGCAGCCTCCCCTGTTACTTTAAGCATTCCGTTATCTAGCAGCTTTCTTGTCAGCCACTGTTGACCACGCCCGGTGATTTTTGTGGTGAACGATATCTGTATTCCGTGATTTGTATTGACCGCTGTTTCTTTCACTGTGAAATAGCCGCGATCCATATATTCCTGCATTGGCACATTGCGCCGGGCACCTGAAGCAATAAGGATTTTGTGATCGCGCATCCACGCAAACAGTTTGTTTGGACCAATACCAACAACCTTTGCAAAGTTTCCAATCAAAATTCCGCTGGCCTCGCCAACTCGATCGGCAAACTCAACTTTAGGTGCTGCGAGAGCAAGCTGTTTCTCCAGTTCAGCCTTCTGGTCTTCAAGGTCGGCCGCAAGGCGCAATGCCTCAGAAAAGGTTTGTGGTATTTTCGCGGTTGCCCCTTCGAGTTCTCGCCAGCGGTCAACAAGGCGAGCGGTGAATTCCGGCGACAACTGAGCGACGACAATAATGCTGCCTCGCTTACCTTGTTCGCCTTCGAATATATACACGCTTGTGAATTTGTTAGGGCTAATTGTTTGTTTATTTTCAACTTTTTGCATTGAAGGAAGTTGAATCACCCCACGCTTTGCCAGACGTTCTATTGATATTCTGACATTACCGTGTTGGCTTCCCACCAACTCAGCGATTTCAATGCTTGTCATTTTGATGGCATTGCTATTTATCAGCTCATTCATTGTCATGTCCTCTCACATTGAAAATTCAGCAATAAAAAACCCAGCCGAAGCTGGGTTTGTTAAGTTGTCAATGGTCAGTAGTAATGCAGTGAAGGAGGTAAACTTACTCTGAAGGATTTGTACAAAAAAACCACCTGAAGGTGGGTTACTGTTACTTGTCTGAATCATCCAGTTCGTCTGTTTTCACATCCTCAAACCTTGGATGCAGGCGATTCATTTTTGCAATAAAATCTGAATAGTCGTTAGATAGCTTCATAATCGTAACGGTTGATGACAGATGCTCTCTTAATTTTTGATATCCAATATTTGGCGTCAGCCCCTGAAACAACTTTGTACCTTTTGAGGCCTTTACGTTCTGCTTTTTAAGCTCCTCAAGGATGTTTGGTGCCAATCTCTTGTAGACGATATCATTTGTCAAAACGCCAAAATACTGAGGCCGGAAGCGGGGATTTTCCGGCGGGTATTCTAAGCCCCTTAACCTGAAAAGCTCTTCATAATAATCAGCAGGAAATGTTGTAATATAAGGTTGAATTTCCTTTGCGACAAAGGCCTCGAGTATTTTGGCGAGCGCATCTTTTTCTCTATCTCGCTGGTACCCCGTCGCTTCATCAACAAGCGCTATTATTCCGACTTTAGCTAATGAGCGCACCAGAATTTCAGCTTTCTTGGCTGTCTCTAACTGGTTTGGCCTGGTGATAGCGCCTGCCTCTCTTGCCTTTAAATAAACATCGCAGACAAGAGGTATTATGGATGCGTCATAACCTTCCTGGACGGAGCCAGTAATCGTCTTGTATTTGACCTTATTGATCACACCCATAACATCTTGATTTATATATTTTTTAAGGTTTGCAGCATCCATAAAAGCGGGCATATTGATCACCCCCTCTTCTTGAGGTGCTCTACCCCCTCTTTGTGGTCGGCCAAATGCTTTAAAAACAGAAGCTTGTGATATGATACGCCGTCCATTTTCGAGAACCGCGACATCTAATTCCGCATCACCGATCTTTAACTTTCCCTCATTCGCAGATACGGGCAATAAAGCTTTTTCTTTTTTTGCGGCAACAGCCTTTCTTGAGGATTCTTTTCTTTGCTCTGCTGTCATTTTTGCCGCGCGTGCCTTACCGCCTTTGGCCTTCCCACTAACATCATCATTTTTCATGAGCATATCTCGTGTTGTGATTGATAAGTCAATCATACACATGCACGTTGTAACGTGCAATATTTAAATATGCACGTAAATTGCGAATCAGATAATGAGGAGACTTTCTCCCCCTTGCACTGACATCATGGTATTCTGCTCAAAACTAAATTTCTGGAGCGTTTCGTTGGAAGGTATTTGCAGTTTTCGCAGATGATGTCGGTGATGCTTCTTTGCTGTCGCCTCATGCCGCCCTTCTGACGCCCTGCCCGATCGCCATCAATGCCGCTTTGGATACGGTAGTAAACATCCGTCGAGGACTGATGAACGGTCGCCAAATCAGCAGCATGGAACCTTTGCTGTTTCCCTTCTTCTCCAGCCCTGTCGATGGTTCGATAAAATTAATCCGTCCATCAGTGATAATACGAACTTCGTCAACACTCTCCAGAGCCTTGCTGAACCATCCGACTGACATATCCTCTGGTACAAGCATAACTACCGTCTGTCGCTGTTGTATGCACTGCTCAGCGGCTTTTTCCACCCACGGCCTGATATTGCTGTACGGTGGGTTATTCCAGATTGCACCGTGGCTTACCCACTCAGAATTGAGCGCGTCGTCGACCTCAGTTAGCCAGTGAGCACACAGAGCGTTTTTGTCGCTCGCAGCTGAATCCAGCCAGAATCCAAACTCAATATCCAGTGCATCAAAAAGCCAAAGCGGCGTTTGCCAGCAGTCCTTGTCGTGTGCTGGCGTATTTGATTTGATAGTCATGCAGCCCTACCTTTTCGTTGTGACCATTCATACTCTCGCCGGGAGTCATCACTCCACCGCACGTTGCGCTCTGAGCCGAACCAGAACATGATTTCGATAAGCTCAGTCATGCTGGCCTTCCGCATTTTGCTGGTACGCACGCCAAGCATGACAACGCCACCGTCGATACCAGGCACACTTCGTTGCTCCAGTTTTTTGGTCTTAAGCCACAGGGCAGTGAACAGGTCTTTCCAGTCTTCCGGCGCCAGCCGTTGACCATGCCATAGCACCTGACGCGAAACATCGTTCAGCATCGGCCACATACGGTCATTCTGCGCTTTGCTGCGCTTGGGTTCTTTAACGTGGACTTCGTGGGGTGACTTGTCGTCGATGGGTAGTGAGAGAATGGCGTCTATGGCGTTATTTCTGATTGCTTCGTTGCGAAGCAGAAAGGTTTGCTTCATCTCCTGCTCTCCGGTTCCATTTTTCAGCCGCCGCAGCAACTGATGGTGCCCATGCCCCCCTGGCTTCACAGAGGTCACATTCTGCATAGCCCCACACATCAATATTTATTCCGGCCTCAACCCACAGACGAGCATTACCGCCGCAAAACGGACATTCTTTTAGCTTTGGCTGGGTTAATGATAGGTCGCTCATGCTCACTCCTTCACTTAAAATCCAGACTCCGGATAATTCTGTTGCGCTGAAACTCATTGTTGAGTTTGAACAACCGTCGAAGAACACGGTCACGCGGATAGCATCGTGCGGCAGGTGAATGCTCATACAACTCATCAAGCGGCAAACTGGACGATGAACGATACCGATACCAACGCACCAACTCTTCACGAAAATTAGCCCTGACAAGCTCAGCTATCGTACTCATTTCTTAAAACCTCCTCAAACGCATTCTGACGCATTTTTCATTCTCGCTGCTATTGGCATGCCTTGCACGCGTTTACCTCACTACAGAGCGATTGTGATGCCTTAAAAGCGATTTATTGAAGTGATATTTGCTTAATCGAAATTCTTTTCTTTGATTCCTGCGGCCCTGATGGCTTTCATTACTGCAATTACCGTTTTGTCACGCCCATCCTCATAACCCATCGCATAAGCACCTTCTTCACCATCTTTCCAAAGGTCGTCATTCGATTCGGGCCAGTCGATATCCAGTTCAATAGCAGAGCGCGATGCCTGCCATATCACCCAGGCAAACTCTTTTAATTCATCGTCTCCCGTGAACTGGCTTTTGTCTTTTGACCACCAGTTTTCAAACTGTCGGTAGCTATCGTTCACTTCCCTCTCCCCCAAATAAAAAGGCCTGCGATTACCAGCAGGCCTGTTATTAGCTCAGTGATGTAGATGGTCATCTTTTAACTCCATATACCGCCAATACCCGTTTCATCGCTGCACTCTGGCGACACTCCTTAAAAATCAGGTTCGTGCTCATCTTTCCTTCCCGTTCTTCCCTGGTAGCAAACCGGTAATACACCGTTCGCCAGACCTTACCTTCGATAACCAGAAGACCTGCCCGTGCCATTTTAGCTGCGGCCTGATTTATGCTGGTTACTGTTGCGCCTGTTAGCGCGGCAACGTCCGGCGCACAGAAGCTATTATGCGTCCCCAGGTAATGAATAATTGCCTCTTTGCCCGTCATACACTTGCTCCTTTCAGTCCGAACTTAGCTTTAATTTCTGCGATCTTCGCCAGCGCCTGAACACGATTTAGAGGTCTGCCGCCCATGACAGGAAGTTGTTTTACTGGTTCAGGTATCGTCTCACCACGGTTAATTCGCGCTGTCATACAGGTCAGTTCATCGGCAGCCTTGCGTCGTAATTCCGCGTCAGTCAGCGCATTGGCCCGCATGTTCTGGTACAGGTTGGTAACCAGCCAGTAGTGCGCGTTCGATTTCCACGGATAAGACTCTGCATCCGGATACAGGCCTCGCTTCCGGCAATACTCGTAAACCATATCAACCAGCTCGCTGACGTTTGGCAGTCCGGCGATAACGGATGCTTCTTCCCGGCACCATGCAACAAACTGCCCGGGTGATGGAAGAAATGGTCGATTCTGCCGACGGGCTACGCGCATTCCTGCGTTAACCTGTTCCATCGAGGTGATCCCGTTTTCCCGGAAAGCCAGAACCCACTGGCGGCGGATTTCATTCAGTTCGTTCTGGTCCCGGTTAGCCAGACTCGCCGGGAAAGTTGCCAGTAACTGGCTGAACACACCGTTGATGATCTGCGCTACCTGTTGTACCTGCGGCTTTTCGTCGTACTGTTCCGGCATGTTGTTGGCGATCCGACGCATCTGCTCACGGTCAAAGTTAACCATCTGTGCGGCGATGTTTTTCATAAATCCACCCCGTAAATCCAGTCAGTGTTTGTCAGGTCGAGTTTTGGTTTGC